CACCTTGACCGACCTGCCGCTCTCTTTTTCAAGGGCTATTGCAAGGAGTAGCATTATGAGACAAATCCCCCTAACACAAGGCAAGTTCACATTAGTCGATGACGCAGACTACTTAGAACTTTGCCGTTATACTTGGAGCGCAGACAAAAGCGATAACGGACGATATTATGCGCACACGACAATTTATTTAGGTGGCGGGCGAAAACATCAGAAACAGCGGTCAATTCGAATGCACCGTCTCATTATGAAAGCTAAACTAGGGGAGCAAATAGACCATAAAACGAATGACGGATTGGATAATAGAAGGGCGAATTTGCGTTTTTGTAATGGTTCACAAAACGGCGCAAATGCCCGGAAACAAAGGGGTTGCACGTCTGAATATAAGGGCGTGTCCTATTATGCGCGAGTACATAAATGGCGCAGTTGCCTAAAGTGCAATGGTGTATATCATTGGTTGGGTTACTTTGATTCCGAAATAGAAGCAGCCCGTGCGTATGACCGGGCTGCTATCAAGTATTTTGGCGAATTTGCACAAATCAATTTTGCGAGAACAGACTATGAATGACGCCCTTTATAGTTTCTTTGTCGCCGGAAAACCTGCGACCTCTGGCAGTAAAAAAGCGTTTCTAAACAAGCGCACCGGCAAAATTATCCTTGCTCCCGACAATATAGGGCAACGTCCGTGGATGGATAGCGTAAGATGGGCGTTTATGCAGACTTATGGGCGGCTCGTGCCCCTTACCGGCCCTATTGACTTGAGAATTACCTTCTACCTGAAGCGTCCAAAGAGTCATTACCGCACACAGAACGGTCAAATTTCGCACCAGTTGAAGCCGGGAGCTCCGATCTGGCATATATCAATGCCTGACCGCACCAAATTACTCCGAGCCAGTGAAGATGCGCTAACGGGGATCGCTTGGCGCGATGATGCACAGGTCTGTTGCGGGATGACGAATAAAGTATATGCCGACGGGCCGACGGGGGCACAAATCAGCATTAGTACCATTGAAAAGGAGAACTTATGACTAAGAAGAAAGAGAAACCGCAAGAAGCCGAACCGGTATTTGCACAAGTGGCCTCCCAGGCAACAATCAAGCAAATTGTCATAAATGACACAGTAGGCATCAAATTCGAGGATTTGAAGTTCTCGCCGGAACAGATAGAGATTCTGGCACGGTTACGGGCCGGGGGATGTATGGTGCGGATCACCATTGAGGAAGTCGAGCCCGGCTTCGACAGTCTCCACCCCGCCGATGAACCTAAATTCCGAGAGCCAGGCCAAGACGACTGAAACCCGCCTGCGAAAGCCATCACAGACAGGGGGCGTGCGGTCTTTCCTCCTCCATAAAATCCTTTCGGCCCGCGCCCCCAGTTGTTAATAACCTGTGAGATAAATCTTCGCGGATTTCTGAGAATTTCCTTGAAGCCTCGCTCCGGCTGCGTAGAATTGCGGATATGGATACGATAATAGAGCATAGCAATAATTGAGCAATCAGCCTTCCGGGGCCACATTTCAGGCTCTCCTGTCGTGTCCATACCCCCGGAAGGCTTGTTTTTGAGCGCAAGGATGCACGACGGCTGGGTGCGAAATTGGCGGCAGATTGAAGATTGGGAGTGGTACAAAACCTCTAATATGGCCCACCTCTTTCAACACCTTATCCGCAAGGCAAACCATCGACCTAAACGCTGGCAGGGCCTTCTAATCGAGACAGGTCAGTTGGTTACGAGCCTTACATCTTTGAAATTACAAACAGGTATTTCAAAGCAATCTCTGCGCACTTGCCTCGACCACCTAAAATCAACACACGAGATAACACTCCTGTCAACACACCGATATACACTCATAAGTATTTGTAATTACACAACATATCAAGCCAGTGGGGACGCCACCAACACACCACCTAACACACCCACTAACACGCTATCAACACAGTCCCAACACAGTCCTAACACAGTCCTAACACTAAACAAGAATGATAAGAATGATAAGAATGATAAAGAAGTAAAGAAGATGGGGCGTTTCACGCCCCCCTCTGCTGAAGAAGTATCCGCCTATGCGAAGCAGATTGATTTTGCCCTCGACGGCGAGGGATTTGTGGACTTCTACAAATCTAAGGGCTGGAAGGTAGGCAAAGAGTCGATGAAGGACTGGAAAGCTGCTGTGAGAACCTGGAAGAAAAGGAGACAAGATGAGCGAACCACCAAGAATCGGCGAAATACTGGCTTCGATTACGAAAACGAACCAGGTAGTATCGAAGTACGAGCGTGAGGCGTGCCCAGTGTGCGGGATAAAACGTAAGCTTGTGGTTTCACTCTACAAAACGTGTGACGTTTGTCATCGCAAAGAGTTTTTTCGGACGTTGCCGACGCAGCAGCAAGAGGCGTTCACGGCTGAAATAGTGCGCCCGCGCTATATTGAGGCGTTGCCGGAGCATATTAGCCCCGGTCTCTGGACGCAACTAATGGGTGCCTCTGATAAGGGGGCGTATTTATGGGGAAAGCCCGGCGTCGGAAAAACCTATGCCTTAGCAGCGATGGCAAGACTCTTTATCTCTGAAGGATTTTTGGTAAAGAGAATCACATTTGAGAAGTTATGCCTCTTAATCCGCGATACCTTTCGGCCCGACAGTGGACGTTCAACGTGGCAAATAATCGAACCATACGTTGAATGCGACAGGTTGATTCTGGAGGACGTAAGCGTGGCAGTCTCAGAAGGTAAGCAGGAATCAGACTTCAGCTTGCGAACCCTTCTGGTAATCCTCGATGAGCGCAGTGAGGAATGTAAGGCCACGTTCATAAGCGGCAATAAACCGCCGACAGAACTCGGTAAAGCGTTTGACGAGCGCATCAGTAGCAGACTCAAACAAGGCGCAATCATCAAAGTTACGGGAGACGACCGCCGTGGATAAAGACGAGTATCAACAATATCTTAAAAGCGGTCATTGGCATTTCATTAAGGCGCAGGCGCTTATCAGAGTCGGCAATAAGTGTAGCAAATGCGGTAGTGAATCAGAACTTCACGTCCATCACCTGAACTATGAACATCTTTTTACGGAGAAACCCGAAGACATCATAGTCCTGTGTGAAACGTGCCATACGCGCGAACACGATAAATTGGACGACGTTGAATGTCCGACCGTCGGTTTTCTGGCTGAATTGGCGCGTGATGCGAAGCGGCGCGAAGAGTTTGGCGTATAGCGGCCACACTGAAATACCCCCTACCAAACTATTCCCAGGGCGAGACCGGCACCCGGCGGGTTCAATGCCACTCAAGACTTGCAATCCGAAGATTGAGCACTACCACTTGGGGGTAAATAGTCTGTTTTGAGAGGCTCAATCGTCCACCTGGCCAGATCATCGGGTTCGTGGGCGGCGAAGGCAATCCCGATTTGGGCAAAGCCCGTCGATCAGCATATTGGGATCAGATATGACACCGCATTGTGGACATTGGACGATCATTTTTGCACCTCTTCCTCTGGCTCGGCCTCAGCGATAGCGGCTTTGGCGAATTGATAGGCTTTCTCGAAACTGGTCGTTGCTTTAGGGTTGGCCCATTCAATAAACATTTTGCACGCCTCCAGCAACTTTCGGGCGGCCTTCATTAGTCGGCACGCCGGGCAAGCAGGCGTAAATTCGGGACTTTTGTCGTCGATACACTTTGAAAGAATACATCCAGGGCTATGTTCTATTTCACTCATAATATCCTCGCTGTCATAAAGGCCCCGCTGCCTTACGGCTTTTCACGGCTGGCGGGGGCAGCCGGTTGGAGTCGGGTTCAACAAAAGGCCCCGGCCATACGCGATGACCCTGGCGGGGTGTGCGCACAGCGCGGGGCCGCAAAGTGTTGTGATTTAGTTGAATCGCCAGAGTCATCATACCCGCATACTATCACACCATCGCGCCTTTGTCAAGTAAATTCTTTGAAGAATGTGGGATTTATTTGGTATTGACATCCACGCCATAAGGGGTATAACTTTCGGGGTATGCCAACAAAGACATCACACAAGCTCACAAATAAGCAGCAACTCTTTGTCAGCGCGTATGTCGCCAATGGGTTCAATGCAAGGCAGGCAGCAATTACAGCCCAATACGCACCTCAACGAGCGTGCTTTACTGGTTCCAGACTGGTAAGCTACGGTAAGATACAGGCCGCCATAGCGGAAAAACTCAAGCCCCTCGTTCGGCAGCACAATATCGACGCGGACAAAATTATCGCGGAATTCACAGAGATTGCGTTTGCTCGCAAGAAACGGCCGTGGGGCAGAAATACTATGCAGGTGCGGGCTGACAACAAAATCAGTGCGCTGACAAAATTGGCCGAGATATGCCGATTGATTCAGCGCCACGAACCCCCCCAGCAGCAGGCGCAGCAAGTAATCGTGAACATTCTTGCGAACGGCAAACCTATCAAGGCCGAGATTATAGACGATGACACCCGAACTGACAGACCGGCAGATACAAGCCTTGCAAGCCTTGAATGACCGCACTGTGACTGACGTGCTTTTCGGAGGCGCAAAGGGAGGAGGCAAGAGTTGGCTTCTCTGTTGGTGGGCCTATTGGCTGACACAGCAGATTATCTCGCAATTCAACTTGCAATCGACTGACACCCCGCCCCATATTGGATTCATAGGGCGCAAACAGAGCGTTGACTTCACAATGACCACCTTGCAGACCTGGCAAGAGGTAATACCCCGCCAGAGTTATACTATCAAGGGCGCAACGGACAGACACCCCAAGCACATTCTCATCGAGGGCCGCGCCGCCATAGACTTCGGCGGATTCGACAGGCAGGAGACGGTGAATAAATTCAACAGCGCCGAGTATGTCTTCATCGGTATTGACCAAGCAGAGGAATTGACGCAGGATGACGTCTCGATTCTGCGGGCTTCGCGCCGAATGAAACTGGCTGGCAAGCAATTGAGGTACAAAGGCCTGTTCACCGCCAATCCCGCGCCGAGTTGGCTCAAGGGTGAGTTCATAGACGCCCCACCTCGTCAGAACAAGTTTATCCAGTCTCTACCTTCCGACAATCCACATTTACCAACGACTTACGTGGGGATACTTCAAGAGGCGTTCAAGCACCGGCCAGAGTTATTGCAGGCGTATCTGTATGGCTCTTGGTCGAGTATGGAGGGGGCCAATCAGATTATCAAATCAGCCTGGTTACTGGCCGCCAAACAAAGAGGAGAAAGGGGCGAAGTCATTCATAAGTATCTCGTCTGCGATCCCGCGCGGTTCGGAGACGATGAAACCGTGATTTACTATATGGAGGATGCCGAAGTCGCGGACAAGATAATCCTGCCCTATTGCCGGACGGTTGAAATAAGCAGTCGTTTGGCCCGTGAATCGAAGCAGCGGGGCAACTGTATGGTAGTGGTGGAGAGTATCGGGGCGGATTTGGGCGCGGGCGTGCTGGATGAACTCGGCGAACACGGCGTAAAGACCTTGCAATTCAATCCGGCAGGGGCCGCCTCAGACCCCGAAAAGCACTATAATCTTAGGGCTGAGGCGTGGGATAATGCGGCCAAGTGCCTTTGTGACGGCGTAATGCCCAAAAGCAACTGTCTCCTCTCCTGCCGCAATATGTATCAACTCCTGGACAGCCAATTGTGCACGCCCACCTACAAATTTCGGGGGACAAAAATGCTGGTCGAGACCAAAGAGGACATCAAAAAGCGCCTCGGCAGATCACCCGACCACGCAGATACTTACGTGATAGCTCTTTGGGCCTGGCCACATATCACTACCGAAGCGGAGGACGTGAAACATAAAAAGCAATGGAAAGAACTCGCCGAAAGGTATCGATCTCCCTGGGCCGTGCGATAAATTACGAAAAAGATGTTGACAAAAAGCAATATGCAGTCTAAGTTGTTCACAATTCGAGACATTGAGGGTGATGCCAAAAGGAGTTGGCATGGCCGATACTGATGCTGAGATAAAAAATGAATACGCAGATTTATTCCGGGACTACTCCAGTTCCTGGAGCGGCTATTTAGACGAGGCGCAGCTTGACTTAGAGATGCACCTGGGGGCGCATTTCACCCTAAAGCAGATAAAACAGGCCGAGTTGACCGACCGCACCTTATACCCCTTCAACAAGACGGCCCGTCAGGTTGACCTGATTCACGGCTACGAAATCCGCAACCGCCACATCCTGCGAATAGGTCCCGCCGAGAAACAAGACGATGAAGCCGCCTCCCAGCACACCGGGGTCATTATGAAGCAAATGGTCGCCGGGGAGGGCTATGACACCTTGAGCGAGGCGTTCAAGTGGGGCAGCCTGATAACCGGCTCGAATTTGCTTGAGGTCTATCACGACCGGGAGGGCATAGTGCAATTCGGGCGGCGTCCGCACAGTGGATTCCTTTTAGACCCGGCACTGGCCAGGCCCGATCTGTCCGACTGCCGCAACATTCTAACGGGTCAGTGGCTTCACGAAGACGCCGTGAAGATGTTATTGCCGACTGAGGCCGAATCAATCGACCGCATACATCCCACAGGCGGCAGCAGGTGGCGGATGTCTCCGACCTATTCAGGCCGCGATTATATGCGGCTCTATGAGGAGTGGTGGGGCCTGCGGAGCGAATTTGTCCCCACCGTTATTGACCGCACAACGGGCCAGGAGTTGCCCTTCAGCAAGTTCAAGAAGACCATAAACAATTCCACTGAGGCCGCCGAAGACGTAATTCAGATGATGCGGATGCCCAATGGCCTGCCCGTATTCACCAAGTATTCGAAGCGCGTGCAGAAGGTAATCTACCGCATCATCGTCGACTCGGAGTTGGTTTGGGACGGGGAGAACCCGACGGGGCTGGATGAGTACAACTTTGTCTGGCTGGCGGGCGAATTCTGCCCGGAAATGGACAGGGACGAATTGAAACTCCGCAGTCTGACTCGTCGGCTTCGCGCCCCGCAGAACGCGAGAGACAAGCGACTGAATCAGGCCATAGACATTATCGAGTCGGCAATCCAAAGCGGCAAACGAGTCAAAGAGAATTCTTTAGTCAATCCCGAAGACGCCTATAAAAGCGGCCAGGGGGCTGTTATTGTGGTCAAAGACGAGTTCAAAGGCGCGTTGGCCGAGGCCATAGACCAATTCGGCGGCGTCGATGTGCCCCCCGGCGTGTTCCAGTTGATTGAAATACTCGACAAAGAGGAGACTCAAGCGGGCGGAATGAATGAAGAAATATTGGGTTCGGACGATAAAGACATCCCCGCCCTGCTGCATAAATACCGAACGGGGTCCGCTTTAACCGCACAGGGGAATATCTTCCAGAACTTTCGGCGCGCCAAACGTCAATTAGGGGTCAAGTTAGTCAAACTCAACCAGCGATCCGAATCGCCGGAGCGGGTATTCCGATACCTCGGAGAGTCGCCCGCCCCTGGATTCTACACTCCCGACTTCGTGCGTTTTGACTGCACTCCAACGGAAGGACTCTTGACCGATAGTCAGCAGGCGATGTTCTTTTTAGAATTGCAGCAGTTGTATCAAATGTTCCCGAATTTAATTCAGCCTTCGTTCGTAATATCGGCCGCGCCGACTCAATATCCGAAGAAGTTGCTCGAAAGCGTGAAACAAAAAGAGCAAATGGAATCTCAGATGATGCAAGCGCAATTACAAACGAAAAACCAGATGGACAATATGCTTGCCGCGCAAGCAATGCTTGATATGGCAAAGGCTAAGGGTGAAATAGTTGACCAGGATTATGATAGAGCAAAAACGCTTACGGAGATGTCCAAATTAGCAGCCGATAATCGCCTCGCAATGGTGGATCGCTACTTACAATTGCTTCAACTGATGCAATCGAGCCAACAAATGCGCAGTCAGCAGGCACAACAGGCGAGGCAGGGAGCGTGAGAGATGCCGGGAAAATGTTGTAAAAAACACAGTAAGAGAAAGCACACACCGATTACGACCCAAGCGCAACGCGGCAAATTCGGGGCGGAATTGGGCAGGCGGCGCGCGGGCAAAGGCTCGCGGATGAAGGGGATTACGACTACCGAGTTGCGTTCTCATCTACGCGAATCGCGCGGCAAGAAATTACCCAAACGGAAGCGCAGCAAAAGATAATGGCCGAGAAAACAATAATAAGCCCCGGCGATGAGCTTTGGGGCAGGATGCCCGCCGATTTGAAGGGGCACGTCAACGCCTGCATCGCCGCCAAGTGTGAAAGGGATAAATGCGACCCGCGAGACCTTGATGTAAGGGTCGAATGTGTAAAAGGACAGGTACCACTTATCAGAATCAAACGCATTGGAGTGCAGTAAATGGCAGAGAAAGAACCGGGCGAAATGGATCAGGCCGCCGCTGGTCAGGATTTGGGCGGAACAGGTCAGGCCGCCACTGGCCAAGAAGGAGCGGGCGAAATGGATCAGGCCGCCGCTGAGACTAAAATGGTGCCGTTAGCGGCACTTGAAGCTGAACGCAAGAAACGTCAAGAGGCCGAACAGAGGGGCGAGCAGGAAGTTCAGAATCTTCGCCAACAGTTCGAATTGTTGCGACAATCACAAGTCCAGGATATGCCCAAGCGGGCACAGGATTACTTTGCGGCACAAGGACTCGAAGATGATGACATTCCCACTGTGAAGCAATTGCGGGGCTATGCTCAAGAGGTACAACAGCAAGGGAATGTGCAACAACACGTTTCGGCGATTCAGCACTTTATCGACAGCAAGCCAGATTACACGGAGAAGGTGGGCATAGTGAACGTCGTGGGGCAATTCACGCCCTCGGCGACGCTTTTGAGGGCGATGCAGGATGACCCTACGCTTGCAAGGGATTATCAGACCGGCAGTATGACGCCACAGAGCGCCTACAGAGCGGTCAAGGGCTATGAGGCTCGGTGCGAATTGACCGAACTCAAGTCTAAGGCCAAAAGAGATGAGGCGGAACACAATGTTGACCTCAAAACGAGGCCGGGTTCGCCCGTAGCCGCCGGTGGTGGGGGAAGGATAAACACTTCCATCAACGCCGGGGCCAATCCGAACACGCCTGAAGGACGAGCCGCAATCAAGGCCAACTTCGCGCGGGCTTTGGAGGGCGATTTCGACAAAGACTAATCAAGTGGAGATTTGAAATATGGCAAACCTAAATATGTTGACCACAAGCCGGATGCCTCATCCGATTAACGTGGTCTTTGAAGAGACCTTTCTTCCCTACGTCCTGGGGCTTATGCCCCACAGTCAGTTCGGCAAGAAAGTGAAGATGCCGGAGAAGTCCGGCGTAAACGTGAAGTGGAGCCGGATGTCGGTTCCGCAGGCGCAAACAACGCCCTTGCAGGAAGATGTTGACCCCACACCCATTCTGCCGTCACGGACAGACCTTGAGGCGACGGTAGTTGAGTACGGGGCGCGAGTTCGCAAGAGTGGTTGGCTCGATTTGACCGAAGTGAACCAGCAAAACTCCGAGCTGATGGAATGGCTGATGGACACTTTCGCCCTTACCATCGACGAGCTCGACAAACAGATGTTGGCAACGACCGCCTCGACCGTTACCTGTTCAAGCGGGTCAGGAACGGCAACGGACCTCAACGCCACAGACCTCGATACAGTCGTGCAGACCCTGATGAATCAGGACGCCGAACCGATTACCTCGATGATGAAGGCCGCAACCGGGCAGGGAACAACGCCCCTGATGCCTTCTTACGTCGGGATAATCAACACGGCGCTATGGAAGACCCTGAAAGCCGTAGCCGGGTTCCGCGAGGTCAAGAATTACGCGAGCCAGGGCGATTTGTACGAGGGCGAAATCGGCGCGACCGACCGCATCCGTTGGATTGGAACATCACGGGGCTACGTGAGCAGCAGTACGTATCGCCTGCCGATTCTCGGCAAGAACGCCTACGGGTCAGTGAAGATTCCGGGCGGCGAAAAGTTGCTTGGATTCAAGACGCCTGAGCAGGCCAACAGTGAAATGAATCGTTATTCTGTTGTGTATTGGTTGAGCAATTACGTCAGCCGCATCTTGAACGACCTGAACATAATCACGGTCATTTGCACGGCGGCTTCGTAAGGTACGGTGAGTCAAACACAAATTGATTTCTAAGGAGTTCAGACAATGGCAAATCAGATAAAGATAGTGCGATTCGAGGGGGATGGAGGCGATGTCAATATCCCAATCGGCTTCGTTCCTCATCTTTCGCGCTTGGTAAACATCACGCCCACTAATCCGATGATCTATGAAACCTTCCGACTAATGGAGGAATACGAGGCGAGCGGGTCAAAGGAAGGTTATCAGATTAACGGGGCGGATGGCATTGTCACCAAACGCAGTGACAGCCAGGGCATCATCGCCTACGACACGGCTGCTCAACTGCCGACGGTTACGCAGTGGACCGAAGCGGTAGGCAATGCCGCAACCGCCCGAAGCGCAACGGCAAGAGGTACGCTCGTGAAGGCCACAGTCGGCGCAGTGGATCAGGATGGTGCGGTTGTTGACCGCTCGGCGATTTTCGAGTGCACGACGGACGGAACATCCGCCGCCACAGAACCCGTTTGGAATACGGTTCCGGATGGAATCACCACTGACGGCACGACTAAATGGCAGATTGTTACCGATAAGGCCCTGGGTCGAGTCGGTTATAAAGGCGTGACAATCGCCTCTGAAATCGCCTCCAACAGCAACTTCTTCTACGCCGAATTCGTGGAAGCTGATGTTGAAACCGACCTCGGCGATACAGACGGATGGATCGGCGGCGTGCAAGGGGGATGATATTGGCGATGACACTTTCGACAAAGAGGAATGACATCGAGCCAGTGCTCAGGGGCGTACCCGCGCCAGTGATGATATTGCTCTGCCTGAGCACCGCATTGTTGGCATTGGAAATCGGTGGGCGGGGCAAGTTGGCCAGCGTGAATGGTGGTATTGAGCGCACTTCGGGCTTTTATCTTGTCTGGGTACTTCAAACGGCGTTTACGATAGGCCCGGCGGCCTTTTTCGGTTTGGCCGTATTTGCGGCCAGCCCGGCGATTGACTTCTTTGCCCGCTTGCGTTTGCCAATATGCTTTCAGGGCGGCATTAACGCAGCTTTTACACCAACTGTGCAACCCATCGGGATTGCGGCGGCTTTTGTAAAACTCAGACAATGGTTTGATTTGCTTGCATTTCGTGCAACGCTTTGTTTGAATTGTGTCAGGCATAATCGTTTCCTTGTTAAACGGTTGTGTTCAGAGCCATTAGCGGGCACATACCCGCAAATGGCTCGTTTTATTGTAGCAGACAGGGCCACATTGTCAATAGTGGCATAAACCAAATTTGAAAGGTAACGGTCATGGACAACGAATTGGCCACAGAACCCAAATATAGGGCGTTAGAGGAGTTTCCCAAGAAGAATTTACAGGAGATGGCCGATAAACTCGGCCTGAAACTGCCGCCGTCCATCGGCATACCGAAGATGGCACAGGCAATAAGGGTGAGGCAGACGCGCCTCGCCCTGGATGCCGAGGCCGAAGCGAAAGCACAGAGGCGGGCCGAATCGCTCGATACTGAGCGAAAACCCACCTTTGAGGAAGTGCTGATGTTTGGCGGCGAGTTTCTGGGCAAACACTACGACGCATCGCCCAGGTCGATCTATCGGTTCATCAATGAACTCGATAAGGGGCAAGAATTGGCTTTTACAAAAGGCGGCGTCTATTTACGCATTTTTGAGAAAGACAAGAACGAGAAGCCTCTCTTGTGCGTGCTGCCTGAGTGTTTCTGCGAAACGGTCCCTGAACCGCACCGCAACGCTACAAAGGTGGAGAAGTTCGAATACGAACTTCTCAGGGCGGTATCACTGGCCGAAGTTGGCGTACCAATCTTTGCCGACAGACCCGATCCGCAAACAGGCAAGTTCAAGAGCGTGATAGTGGGTTCGAAGCCGCGCTTCAGCTTTATCAAGGTCAAACCTGCCCCGAAAGACACCCCTCTAGGCCTGTACTTGGACGAAGGAGAACAGAATGATTCCGAGCATCAGACAGACTAACGTATTGATGGATGAAGTTGATAGCGCCGAGGAGACTGCGAAGGTCGCTAACGACCTCTATCGTATTGCCCGGGCGCACAACTTGGCCATATTGAAGTTGAGCGGAAAGGGAGAAGACAAGAAAGGCGGTGCAAAAACGAACTCTGTAAAGAAGGCTGCAATGGCGGTGATATTGTTTCTTGGGCTATTGGCTTCGACGGCGTCGGGGGCAATCTCCTGGCGATGGGAATGGGGCACAAACCCCGACCTGATGGACGCCTATATGCGCAACCCCGACTTCGGGGCGATTTCGCTGGACACGATTACCCTGGTGAATGGTCTGACGATAGACAATGCAACCAATGGGGCCCTCGAAATCAATGAGGCTTCCGATGAATTGATTTTGACCTTTGGGAGCAACGCCATCGCTGTATCGAGCGGCGACGTACTGAGCATCGACTTCGATACCATTATCGTCAAATCGGACGAAATCCTATTCAATCCCGTCGCAGATGCCAATACGACCGAAGGGACAGTCTATTACGACAGCGATACTGACCTTTTGTATTTCAGAAATAGTTCCACTTGGGTAAGTTGCGGAACAGGAACTTTCGCCGGCGGCGCTATTAGTAGCGATATAACCTTAGCCGACGATGTTGACATCTTGCCTACTACCGTTGATACCGACACATGGTCTATTCAGGTGCGGGACATTGACGGTACGGCCTATCTTGATGTTCTGCGGTGGGCTAACGCCAACACTCCTACAATAGTCCTCGGTCACGCCAATGCGAGTTTTGCCCTTGCAAGTACGGGTTTGGACGTTTCGACCGGCGGGGCATTGACCAACGTATCGACCATAGACACGAGCGGCGCTGTAACCGTAGGCGGAACCGTAACGGCAACCGGTGGAGTTATTCTGCAAAATGGCGCTACGGTCGGTAATAGCACGGATACGGAAATCATATTCACCGAAACAGCGACGGCGCTCGAGGATTTCAGTATCGACTTTGCCGCTGATGAGATTGATTTCAAAAGCGGGTCGGGCGTGGCGACTATCGGATGGGGCGACTTGGATAATTGGACGGGTTTGAACGTCCTGACCTTCGACGCCGTCGCTTCCACGATTAACCTTCCCTCTGTCGGTGCGAGTCAAGACCTTACCATATCCGTTACCGGTACACAGAATTCCAGTCTCATTTTGAGTTCCGCCGGGACTGCTGAAGACGCCTTGCAGATTACAACGACTGGCGGCGGTATTAATATCACCAATGGTGGAGCCGCAGGTGGCGAAGACATCGACATTACCAGTTCGGCAGCCAGTATCATTCTCACGGCGGCGGAGGCCGTTGAGGACGCGATTGTGATTACGGCCTCTACCGCCCTTGGCGGTATCGACATTACTTCCAACGCCGACATCGACATCACGACCACCGGTACATCCGGTGAGGATATTAGCATCACAAACACAGGTGGTTCGATTGCGATTTCAGCCACCGAGAGCGCCGTAGATGCGGTTGTGATTCAGTCCACAATTGGCGGCATTCAGATATTAGCTGCCGGGGCCGCTGATACCGAGGACATTCTGATTACCGCAACGGGGTCCTCGATTTTCATTACGGCAACCCAGGGAGTTGAGAACGCGATTGTTCTGAACGCTTCAACGGCGGCGGGCGGTATCGACATTACTTCCAACGCCGACATCGACATTACTACAACCGGTGAGAGCGGCGAGGACATCTCGATTACTAATACGGGCGGTTCTATCGCAATATCCGCTACCGAGAACGCCGCGGATGCCGTTGTGATTTCGTCAACGATAGGCGGCGTCCAGATTCTTGCCGCCGGGGCCGCCGATACTGAGGACATTCTACTTACCGCGACCGGGTCGTCCATCTTCCTAACATCGACCCAGGCCGTTGCCGATGCGATTAAATTGAACGCCTCAGACGCAGCAGGCGGCATTACAGTAGCCTATGGCACGGGCAATATGGGTATTACGGGTTCGGGCGCAAGCGCCGACTTTACCCTGAGTTGCGACCTCTTCGGTATCAATGGGACAGGCACTTCAAACGTGACCGTTACCAGCAACGCTGGTTCTGAGGACTTTACAGTAGCCCTCGCCGGTGCGACTGATTCGAGCCTGATTCTAAGTTCGACGGGTACAACCGGCGATGCCTTGCAAATTACTGCGTCTGCGGGCGGTATCGACATCTCCGCTTCCGGTGCGGCTGCGGACGAGGATATTGACATTGTGGCCACGGGTTCTTCCATCAATCTCAGATCGACTGAGAACATAGCCAATGCGATATATATCAATGCGACTGTGGGTGGGATAGATGTCAACTGCACGGGCTCTTCTGGCGAGGACATTGATATTACCAACGTCGGCGGTTCCGTGATTATCTCAGCTTCCGAAAACGCCATCGATGGGATTTGGATAGATTCACGGGCGGGCGGTATTGACATCAATTGCACGGGAACGGCAGGCGAGGATATTGACATTACCGCTGTCGGGTCCTCGATAAACCTTACAGCAACCGAGAACATAGCCAACGCCATTAAGATTGTGACGAATGGCGGTGGAAGCGAAACCCTTGCGATTACCAATACTCAGGGGACGGGCGCGGCTGCTGTGGCTGTAACTGCTACTGCGGGCGGTATTACACTGACGCAGGGATTGGCTGCTGGTGTCTTGGTTAGCACCAACGCCAAGACTATGCGGTATGTGACCTGTCCAATCTCCTATCTATCCGCAACAGAAATCCGTTGTGGGGGCTGTGGAACGGCCAACATCTGCGCTGGTCTGACGGCTGGCGCAGACGAAACAGGGGCCGTTGAGGGATATGTTACCGTGGATGACGCTGCGGACTTCCTGCGGTTCACAATCCAGTTGCCTTACACTTGGGTTGATACGGGTGTGGCAACCGACCTTGTAATGACGTTTGACATTCTTGAGGTTGCCGCCGAGGAGTGTAATATCGACGTGCGCGTGTTCGAGGATGCGAACACTACCCCTGTATTCAGCGATACGATAGTTGTGGCCAACGGCGCGGGGCGGGCTTGGTGTCCACTTGTAACACTGGCAACGGGTATCGGCGCTTGCGCTACCACACTCGACCCTGGCGACCATCTTATCGTTGAGGTTACGGGAGCTGCGGATGCTGACGACTTCAAGATATATGGATGTCGCCTTAAATACCGTGTCGGGCTCCAGGCAGACCAGTAACAGGATGGATTTTGAATAACCATTTGGCGGTGGTATGTGGGTTTTTCTCCTTTGGGGGGGGTTGACTAACATCAACCCCCTCTGAATTTGAAAGGAGTCGCCTATGGCGATTGCTTTAACAACCTTGCAAACGAGATGGAGGGCCGCAACGGGCCGGAGTTCGACCAATGACATTTCCGACGCCGATGTAATCACCCGGCTTAATGAGTATATGACCTTGCACCTGCCGCTTGAAGTCCAACTGGATTCTTTGGAAGCGGACTGGACGCAGGAGACGGACCCGGCGGACGATGGCGAGTATAGTCTTGGCCAGGGCGTCCTCGATGTGAATGAACCTATCCTGTGCAACGGCAGTCCCTTGACTATCTACAGGGACAAAGAGCGGTTCTTTGGCGACTATCCTCTCTATGCTCAGGAGGGATTCATAACGCCGCCGACCCTCGTAATAGGAACAACGAGCGCGGCCAAAGTCAAGAACTCCGCCTTCAAGTACAGAATCACTGACTACACTTACTCAAAGGCCAGCGCCGAAACAACGATGTCCGGTAGTAATGTGCCCGCAAATCACTGGGGCGCGTGGTTGTTGGAGATTGACGCCGCTGGGACGATTACCCTGACCGCCGCCACTGCGAATAGCACTGGTTATGACACACCGAAAGAAGCAATCGCGGCCCTGGTAACAACCGGGTCGTCTTATGGCGTGATGGGGTTCGTTCTGATATACACGACGGCCACGTTCATACCCGGCACAACGCTATTCAGCGCCGCAGCCGTGACAGACTACTTTTGCGATGGTGACCCGACCTTGCGGAATACTCCGGCGGCGTGTTGCGTGGCGGGCGGCAAGGTGTATGTTCGTCCCTATGCGGATGACTTTTATCTTCTGCGGGCCGTCCTATCAATCTCACGACTCACGGCATTGGCGGGATCGGATACGATTCATGATGATATTTTGGCGCAACTCGTCGTCCTTGGTGCGGCAATTCTCTATTTGAATGAAAAAGGTGAATCCGAGCGGGTCGAAGAGCTGATGCTCACCTATGAATGGCACAAAACGCAAGTAGGACGGAAAAGATTAAAACAGAACAGTGGCCGACAAAGTCAGAGAACCTGGTAATGGATTTTTTATGGCAAATTATGCAAAGAGGTATCACATCGAGCCAATGTTGTGGTTCATAACCCTTGTGATGATGCCATTCTTTGGCTTGTGTTCCGCAGCAATGGCATTGCAAATAACAGGCTTTTGGCAGTTTGCCGGAACGAATGGCGTAACCTACAACCGAGCGAGCTTTATTTTCCAAAGGATGTCGCAAGTATTTGCGCCTCTGCACAATTCGGCCTTTGGGACTACGTTCAAATTTGCCATCGGCTTTGCGGCGAAGTTCTTTGGCTTTTGGCGATTGAGCATACGCTTGTCCTTTTGGACTATGACGATATTTTGCACTTGCCTTGCGCGATACCTTTTTGCCTTGAGTAGTTTTTTGGTATGTCGCCACGGCTTTGCGCGACACCTCTCTGCCTTGAGCAGTTTTGTGGTATGTCGCCGTGGCTTTGTTCTGACAGACCTTGCAGCAAGTACGGACGCCAAAACGATACCCTTTGTGTGGGTAAAACTCAGACAAAGATTTGATTTGCTTGCATTTCAAGCAGCGTTTCATTATGATTTGGTCAGCCATAATCAGCTCCTGCAAAGTTGGTTGTGGTTAAGGCCAGCCGCCCTGACGAACAGGGCGTCCGGCCTGTTTTATTATAGGTAACATTTTGAGCAATTGAAAGGGGTTTTCTATGAAAAAGCATTGGATTTCGGCGGCGGTATTATTCGGGATGGCGCTGGCCCTCGCGTTGGGTGTTACGGCAAGCGATAATCGCCATCTTGATATGCGATTTCCCGTTGCCAAGTATTCGGCGACTCAAATGAGTCTCGTTGCCGCCGATGCAAATGACGTTACTACGACCATTGCCAACCTCAACGGCCTCATTGAGCGAATTGATATTATCAGTAGCGACGCCAATACCACCGGCCAGACTTATAGCGTCGCTCTTGAGGACGAGGATGGGACGGACTTGGCGTCATTCACGTCGATTTCTATGGATTCGGCGGTTGCTACAATGAAACTGGCAACATCGGATGCTACGGATTTTAACGCCGTTCCGTCTGCCGGCGACGTGGTAATCACCGTCAATCCGAGCAGTGGCCCAACTGGCGTGACGTGGACGATTCAACTTCACATCTTCGTCGAGTAAATGAATGTCGAAGTACGACGAGTTCCTTATAGCTGACCTCAAGACCGGCTTGTTCACGGGCAAGGAGGCGTGGATTGCGCCACAAGACGCCTGGCCTGTTTTGACAAATGCCCAAGTTGAAAAAGGGGTTCTCAAGCGGGTATCGGGCAGTTCCCTCTTTGCTACACTGTCATTTGGAACTACAGCGGCCCCGTTGGCCTTAACTCATACGACGCCTATTGCAAACGTCACCGAATTGCAGCGCATAGGCTGGGGCTACGGCACGTTTGCCAGTGCGGTAGG